GTGTACATAATCATTTAACTCCACATTCAGACTCAACAATCTTAATCAACCGATGGATATAAGCCAACGGAAGCGCCTGAGACATTGCTCCTACTAGAATCTTTCTAGTGCGCTCACCTTGAAAGCGCTTTAGCATGTTACCGCAAGCCTTGCGTACCGCTGTGTTAGGCTTGTCAGTGTTAAGCTCGGCAGCCAGCAAGCAGGTAATCAGCATTGAACGAAACTCCTATGATTCAACGCGTTTCATTTCTGGCGTGTCGGCCGAGTAGGTTATTGGTAGTGATAGGTTGATCATTTTTGTTATCCTAATATCATTGTTTGTTATCATCTAAACTCACTGTCAAGTTTATCAATTGAAACAATCCTTATAATTGTGTCATAGTCACCGTATCGCATTGGGTTAAATATTTCTTCTAATTGTTCTGCTTCATCCTTTGAATTGCACACCTGAAGAACCCTTGCAACCCTACACATCGACCGGTCAAGATATTCTATAAACCTTGATTCAACCTCGCATATGGCATATTTCATTGCTATATCTCCATCTATTTAACTATTACATACATAGTATAGCCACCATTAACACCATGCAAGCCATATCCGCACTAAAATGCTAAAATAAATCCATTCCACATAGGAGCAAGAAAGATGGACAAAGAAATTATCGTTAACCGCGCAAAGCAGATGCTGGCTGCTAATGCGCAACAATACACGCGCGCAACATTGCCGGGATGGCTGCCGGGTCAAGACGGAAAACACGACAGGTTATATAGGGTTTTCGGGTTGCCTGAGCAGCTAACATTCCAAGCAAAGAAAAACCTGTACGACCGCAACGGATTCGTTAAAGGCGCGATTGATAAGCTGTGTGGCAAGGTATGGCAGGACAATCCTGAGATTGTTGAAGGCAGCGGAGAAGAGGCAAAAGACAGAAAAGAGACGGCGACAGAGAAAGAATTCTCATCATTCGCTAAGCGTACAAAGCTATGGCGCTGCTTTGCTATGGCCGACAAATATCGCATGGTTGGTAACTATTCCGCGCTGATTTTACGCATTGCAGACGGTAAAGATTGGTCATTGCCTGTGGATGGTTTAACGCTCGACAAAATTGTCGGGTTTTATCCAGTATGGGAAGACCAGTTGAAAGTTAGCTCAACCGACACTGACCGCATGAGCGACACCTACGGCGAGCCTTTGCTATGGTCATATCACGAAACAATTAATTTTGACCAATCAATGAATACCCGCGTTAAACCGGTTGACATCACCATTCACCGTGACCGCGTATTTTATCTTGGTGATGTATTCACTGATGGCTTGTCATCAGAGGGCGGTAATAACCTACTGGCATCGGCATACAACTCTGCTTTCGCATTATTCAAGCTAAACCAATCTGGTGCTGAGGGCTTCGCTAAAAACTCAATGCGACAGATTCACGCGAACTTTGATAAAGATGCAAAAATAAGAGAAATAGAAAGAGACTTGAAACTTAAGCCAGATGAAAGTCTAGCAGATTACTTTCAGGGAATGGGCGAGGACCTGAACAAATACTTAGATGCGTTCGTGGTCACACAAGGCGTAGACATGACCGCGCTGTCAGTGTCTATGCCAGCCATTGCCGAGTTCGCGCAATGGAACATGAACGAGTTCTGCGCGGCACTTGGCGGCATTCCATCTACTGAGCTAACCGGAACGCTAACAGGTGACCGCGCTAGCACTGAGAATGGCAAGGTAATGGCGATGCTAGCTGATGGTCGGCGCAGCCAGGTTGAGAATAACGACATTCTGGATTTTGTCGCATTCCTGCAAGGCTTAGGCTGTTGGACAGGTAAAGAATTTGATATCTCTTGGCCTGATTTATTGGTTCCGTCACCACTTGAAAAGGTGCAGCTCGCTATCGCTATGGCAGATGCTAACAGTAAATCGTTAACAGGTGCAGGACTGCTGTTTGATGCCAATGAAATGCGCGTAGCTGGTGGCTATGAACCCGATGCTGATACGGATTTACAGAAGGAAGTAGATGGAATGATTAAAGAGGACGCCATTGACGTAGTTAAATAAAAATAAAGCCCCATGGATGGGGCTAGTCTGCGATGAAGTATGTTGCGTTCATTTCTGCCATTCGTGGTTTTATGCTTTCTTCAACCTCTCGTTTTGATATTTCACGACCTAATGATAACGACATTAAAACACCGTAGTCATCATAAAGCATTGTGTCGGCGCATATCCTTCCCTCATCGTAAAACACAATAACAAACTGCCCGCTTGTTGGCATTTCTGAGACTTGTTTCATTCTTCCGCCTTATATCCTGCTGATGTGATTGCCTCGATAACACTATCTTGATATGCGTCACAGTCAAACCGCTGAATTTCATGGCCCTCACCGTCATACTTTGACGTAAGATGGTAGTCATCTATATCCGGCAATTTAATCGGCTTCATGTTTTCGCGTGATGCTTTCCATGCTTGCCATGACGCAAGTAATGTTGTGTTTTGCAGCCAGTTGCTAGCGCATTTGTATTCACCGACAAATGGAGTTCCAAATTCATCAAAATTTATAACATCGCAGCATGAAAAATTCTTGTACCAAGACTCAAACTCTTCTCTACATTTGTCCATCTTTAACTCCCTCTTCATAACCTTTACACCAGCTGGTAACAACTATCGCCGTTAAAGCCATCATAACGGCGCAGTAGATTAGGTAATATGTAATTGCTGTTGCTATCATTTGCAGCGCTCCAGTAGTTCTCGCGCGATTTTATATTTGCGCTTAATTTCCATGTTTTGGCAGAAATTACTGCCAACAACTTCAACCATGGCATGAAGAGATTTAATAAGCTCATCGTGCATGTTGATGCGCTTAACTAAATCGATAACCTCATGCTCACATATGTAATTTGTATCAAATAAAACATCACCATCAACATCCGAGTAAACGCTCTCACTGTCGAAATCAACTGGCGTCTTAATCATCATAAATCTCCATCTGAAAACCTGATTTAACTATTACACAAAAACCAACTATCAACAAGTGATATAATGAAAAAAAGTTTTCAGGGCTAATAAATGGCAACCGTATCAATCAAAGACCCGACATTCCAAGCTGGTAGAATCGTAAAGGCTTATGGTGAGTTTAAGCGCCGACTCAACCGCATCAAGAAAGAAGTCACCGCTGTTTATGAGTCACTAAAGCCTATCGAGACAGCAAGCAATACGCGCTCATACTTTCTAAATGCAGAGAAAACGTATCTGTATGAAATCGACCTGAACGAAATTATGCGACTGGATGAAACCATCGATGCGCTGATAGAAAAAATCATGATGGATGATAATAATCAGCATGGTGATAACTGGTTTTTTACTGGATACACCGAGGCTGCATATGAGCAAGGCACAGGCTACGCTCACGCCTTCATTAGCCAACAGGCAGATAGTTATGCTCGGACATATCAAAACTTGCAGCAGGTACTATTCAGCCAGCCATATCAACGGCGTATTGGTATCGTGTCGGCCCGCACGTTCAACGAGATGCGCGGGTTTACTGATGATGTAACAAAGCAGGCTCGGTTTATTCTTGGTGAAACTATCGCGCGTGGTAAGTCGCCAAAATGGGCCGTGTCGCAGCTAGCAGAAGCCATAGACGGCGATAAGAAACGCGCACTACGCATTGCGCGAACAGAAATGGGTGTATCTTTCCGATCTGCCGTTATGGACGAATCAGCGCAGGCTGCTAGACAGTTTGAACTTCAAATGAAGTTGCTGTGGGTTAGCGCATTAATACCAGGGCGCACACGTAAGGCGCACGCTGAGAGGCATGGATTGCTATACACGCAGAAAGAAGTTAATGACTTTTATGCAGTGAACGGGAATTCCATATTTTGTCTCTGCGCACAGGTCCCGACAGTCGTCAACGAAAAAGGCGAGGCGCTAGCTAAAAACCTCATCGCTAAAATGCAGAAGCAAGAGGAAGCGTGGATTGCTAGCGGTGGCGGGGTTAAATAGAAAGGCCCGCAGGGGCCTTTGTTTTAGTATAGCATTTCTGAAAAAAGCTCTTTTGGGTTATGGTCTAACTCAAATCTAACTTGATTGTTTTCTCTTGCAATTATTAGCGCCTCTTTCCTGCCATAGAACTTACCAAATTGATCAATAAATCCCTGCTCTATTTCCTTCCCAATTATTTTATCTTTCATTCGTATGTATTGACCGCGCATGACGTAATCCCAGTGTCTAGCTCCGGTTATAATCACTTGGTTATTTTCCAAATCCAAGAATAAATTTGCAGCGCAAACTATAAACGGTTCGCCTCTATTCATTTCTTTTCTATCCTCGCAAACGTTACTGTTTCGGCGTACTTTGTGACGCGATCTTTGGCTAACAGGTAAATCTCTTTATATGGAAACTTTCGCTCCATGCCTTCTTTAATTGCCGCTCTGCTTTTTCTTCTTGTGTTTCGGTGGGTGTGAATACCACTTTACATGTCTCATAACAAAAAGGCCGAGTAACATCTTCTGTTTGTATGACAACCACTTGGTCATCAATATACTTTATAACTCCTTGCCGCATAACAGCAGATTGATAGAAATTAAATTGCACTTCAGCGCCAACCTCCGGCAACCGCCCAGCATTCTTGTCTTCAGCCGTCCAGCGCTTAGGTTCTGGCTTCGGGGTTTCTTCCACGATGCGGCGAGCGGCTAAGAATAAATTTACAGGATAACCTTCGTGCTTTACCCATGTTTTACTTCTAGTATTAAAATATTCATAACTTTCACCTGCAATAATATTCTTGTAGAAATACTTCTTATGCTCAGTAGATTCACCGATAAATTCTGCATCTTCTGGGCCTGTGTTAAACCAATACTGCAGCCCAAACACTGCTTCATATTTCATTCTTCATCTCCTAAATTATCAACATCACTACGAACGAAAATTACATTGCGGTTGTCTTTTCGTTCCTCTTTTCTGCAAGCTGGAATGCTAAGGAATTGAACCTTGCAACCTTGCTTTCCTTTTTTGAATTCACAATTCCTGCATCCATCCTGCTCAACCGCGATATACCACAACCCATCATGTTTAAACTTTTTTTCTGTGTTTTGCATATTGCTATCCTTTCTTTCCAAGCAAATAAACGCTATTCATTGTTGATATCAGAGCTCCAGCTTTTGGCGTTTCAGTCTGCGCTGACATAGGTAGAATTTTTGATGTTTTTATTTTTTGCCCGTCTTCCCATCGTTTTGTTTCGTCATCATAGATATTACCAATCAAACATCCTGATTTGTTGTCAATGAGCCAGTTTTCTAATCTTGCTGTGTAATTCATTACTTTCTCCATTCGTCAATTCGTGTCGCCTTGTGTTTGTGCTCTACGCAATCTTCACACACAAAGCCAATATCAATAAATCTTCTGTGATGATATGGCGGCTTTATTGCTTTCTGCATGGTGTAATATTCAGAGTTAAATCCAATATCTTCGCCACAGTGGAAGCATTTCTTTTGCATATCTACTCCCACTCATCCGGCGACATGATGCGGTTAGGGTTGATTACTTCAAACTGTGATTCATCTAGTGTTCTATGAACACCGAATACACACCAGTCTTTGCAGCATTTATCGAAAAAAGCCACTTCCCAATCTCCGCCATACTTAACCCAATAAAAACCACTTTTACGCTCCATCTTTAATCTCCTTAACTGCCAATTTACGTTGCGCGCGCTTTGCCCGGTGATATGCCACTGCGCACGAACCTTTCTTACAATACTTGCGAGGGTTGCTGTTTGGTGTGTAACTAAACTCCTCCCCGCACCAATCGCATTGCTTAATCTCAACCTTTGAATCTGGAATGTGAACCATTTTGCATCTCAATTTGTAATCATTAAACCTAGTGTAAGTTAACTATTACATTATTGCAAGCTGTTTGCATGTTGTAGCGTTATCTATTTAGATGTATAATAAAATCCTGAGCAATAATCCATAAAGCAATATAAGGATACATTATGAAAAACAACGACTTTGGCTACTGCTATGCAATAGAGTTTGACAATTGGACTATAAAGATTGGTAAATCAACTTCAATCCTGAAGAGACTAATGGAGCACAAAAGAGCGGCAGGAAAGTTTAACGTAGGAATTGTTGATATTTTGTTCACAGACATGATTCCATATCATAGTGACATGGAAAAAAAGTTGCTAAGCGATGCTTGCTCAATATGCGATCCAACAAAATCAAATGAGTATTTCAATGGGCTGTCAATTTATGACTGCATTGGAATGTTTCATAACTACGGAGTCAACTACATAAGAACAAAGGAGATCCCAAAACTTGACGATAATGGGAACATAGTTGTCCTAATAAGTAGAATACCTGACAAAAAGATATTTGATGGATTAGATTGCGACTTCTCTTCATTTGATAAAGATAATCAGATAGATGACATTAACGACGAGCCAAAAGACAAGACTGAAATTACAAAGACAAGAATAATTGAAATGCTAAAAAGGTCTAAATCAGAGCTGGCTCCATCTGTTATATGTCAGCGTTGCGCATCAAAAAAGTATGATATAAGGAAATCAGACATAATGAATGCAATCAATGAGATGTCTCAGTCTGGAGAGCTTCTGCATATCAACATTGTTCACGGTAAAAACCTTCTTTCTTATCCTAAGTACTACTTGCCATCGTGATTGAAATTTTGCAAAGGTGGCTGTATGATAACAGTCACCTGGTTAGTTAATGTTTTTAGCTTTAGAGAAATATCCATATTCCTGCGGCAATAAAATTTCAAACTAGGCGATTTCAGTAAGCACCATTTAAAAAGTTCATAAGTTAATATTTCAAAAACCTAAAAGACAGCAGATAGCTGTCTTTTTTTATCTCTATATATAAATAATATAAAGATTATAATCTCTATAAGAGAGTATTTCTGTATGTTGTTGTTCAGGAGCCTACCCAGTATGCCACATGGTAACGATGTGGTAAATGATAAATCAGAGTTTATTTTTCGCGTTGCAGTAGTGGCTAAATGGTAAAATAACCACACAACAACTACGGGAATAAAACCATGTTCATTCAACTAACCAAAGACCAGATGCACCAAGATAGCGGTGACGACCTTCTACGCTGCGCCTGTGCGATTGCTAGCAGTTACGGCATAGAGAACTTCATTGAATACACAGAACCGCGTACAGTGCTTATGGCTGGCGTTAAATGTCATGCGGTTTTTGATTATGTTAGGTTCGGCGTTGAATTTGTGGCTTGCAAAGATGCGGAAGTGGTGTAATACTTATCACGTCAAAGCCCTTACGCTTGTGATGTGCTCCGTAGGTGTTACAGCACCGTTTAGAGCATTAAAACGAAAGCCTAGTTTCGCCAACCGCTAGGCTTTCAACCATAGCTACGCTGTGAAGCGTAGCGAATGGTAAAAACTCAACCAGAACACAGAAATGTGGAGTTCTCTTCCTGTAATAAGGTTTCCGGCCGAGCCGAGTAAAGAGTTACCAACTGATAATTCAAATGTAAGAGCTGTAATATGTCGGCATGGCTCTATAAATTATCAAACGCTGACCAGTAAAGATTACTCACGCCAACTACATAACTAACCGCTTTCTTGGTGTTGTGTTGCAAGGTTGGCAAATATTAAGGATTAGTTGATGCTATGGCGTGTGCATCACCGGACTGTAAATCCGTCCCCACTGGGTAAACACTATTGGTTCGACTCCAATCTAATCCACCAAATTAGGAAGGTTCGTCAAATTGGTATGGCAGCGGTCTTGAAAACCGCCGACCTTAACGGGTTATCAGAGTTCTTATATAAGGGTTCGAGTCTCTGACCTTCCGCCAATTAAATGGAAGATTCGCATAGTGGTATTGCAGCAGGTTGCTAACCTGTAGACCGAAAGGTTTCGAGTGTTCGAATCACTCATCTTCCGCCAAATTCGACAGCGCCCTCTGCATTTGTACGGCGCTGTTATCACATAAAGTTAAATTGATGCAGCGAGAGTTGGACTCTTTGACTACCAGCTACCTAATGGAAGATTTAACGATAAGGCCAGCTAATCACTGGCTTTTTCTTTGCCTAAAAATTACAAACAAACATGTTGACCTGCGCTGATTGTGAGTGTAATCTTTAATTCATGGTGTGGAAGCCATTACAAAATCTCAAATGGTAAAAGGTCAGCTTGTTTAATCTGTTGGGTTTATTTGAGAGCCCACTTCCACACAGATAGCAAGCTGACCTTTTATTTTGGAGCAAAAAACTATGTTCGGTAAATTATTCGGTAAAAAAGTAAACCAAGCCAAAGCTGAAGTTAAGAAATTCGAAAACCGTGACCTGCTGGAAGCTGTTGTGGGTGGTTGCCTACTGGTTGCTGCGGCAAATGGTGAAATCGAGGATTCAGAGGTTAAGAAAATCGATTCATTGTTGCGCACCAATAAAAACCTTGAGCACTTCGGAAGTGAAATCACCGAACTGGTTAACCGCTTCTCTGAGCGCTTACAGTCTGGTTATCGCGTTGCTCGCGCTGAAATTCTTCGTGAAATCGAAGACATTAAATCAGACCCGCAACAAAAAGAAGACGTACTTCTTAACATGCTGACAATTGCAGAAGCTGACGGAGAGATTGGGCCAGCAGAGCAAAAAGAACTGGAAACGGTTGCACAGCGTTTAGGATTACGGATTTCTGACTATGTTTAAAAATGCCAAGTTTGCAACGGCAATATTATTCATGTGCCTTAGCATTCTGGTCGATTTCACATCAGCGATACTTTCAGTTTTATCAGATGGAATGTTGATTGGTGTTGCAATCTACCTGTTATGGCAGATGAAAGAAGAAGACAACAAACCCTCCTCGTGAGGGTTTTTTCTTTGCCTGTCATTCCGTGCTAAAATATCACCAGTCTAGACAACTGGTATAAATTCATGATCAAGAAAACTAAACAAGCGAAAGAGCCAGCGGGCAATCAGTTACTGGTTAACATTTCAACGCTGGTGGACAACTCAGCCATCCGAACAGAAACAATCGAAGGCGTAGAGTTTACCGTACTGCCATCAAAGACCTTGCCGAAAGACATAGTTATGAATGGAATTATGTATCCATCTGATGAAGTTAAGCGCACAATCGACACGCTTAATATGACGCCTGTCACATTGGGTCATCCGGTAGTAAATGGTCGCTTTGCTGATGCTTACGACATGATGAGTCAAGCAAAGCATGGTCTATCCGGCGCATTCAATAAAGTTGTTGGCCAAGCGCAAGACGGCTCATGGCTGGTAGATAAGTACATCCCAACTGAGGCGCTGCAAAACTCTACGCGCGGAAAGATTATCGCTAATGCTATCGCTAAGAAACAACCCATCCACACATCAACTGGCGTGTACCTGTCTCGAGTTCCTGAGCTTGGCACTAATGCATCTGGTCAGCAGTACGAATACAAAGCCAATATCGATGCATTCAACCATGATGCAATCCTAGTCGGTGAAATCGGCGCGGCAACACCAGAGCAAGGCGTTGGCATCTACTTTAATGCAGATGGCGAGCAAGAGGTGGAGGTGATGTATTGCAATCTATCCACTGGTGAGGATTTTTCGTTATCGTCAAATAAGATTCGCCGCAAATTAGAGGATGCAGCAAAATACGCTTGTTTATTCAACTCTCTATCAGAAAAAACCGATGAAGATGTTTATTGCGAAATCGATGACTACAACGAAGACACAGCTATATTCTACACTCGATTCGGATTGTATAGCGTTAAATACGCAATCACCAACGGCGAAATTGAATTCGCTGGCGACATCAAGAAGGTTGAGACACAGAGAAACTATGTTTTTGGCGGCGTAATCGGCAAGATTGTTGACATAGTGAAAAGTGTGGTAAAATCAACAGGACAGGGCGAACAGCCCGACATGCCTATGAATAACAGCCGTGAGGGCGACCAAGTGGAAAAACAAGAAGTTCAACAAATGATTGCGGATGCTCTCGCGGTAAACGCAGAACAAACCGCAAAAACTGTGCAGGATGCTGTAACCTCTGCACTGGCTGCAAACAAAACAGCTACCGAGCAAGCCGAAAAAGACGGCCTGATTCAGCAGGTGGTTAACGCAAAACTGCTTCCAGAAGAAGCGGCAAAAGAATGTGGAATCACTGCATTGCGTGCCATGATTGCTAATCAGAAGCAACCAGCTTTCGGTCTGAATGCTAATCGTGTGGCTGGCGGCGATGATGAATTCGCGGGCTATGATTTCAACGCCATGATGGAGACTAAATAATGTCAGGTAATCGCATTTTCCGTGGCTCTATCGATGAGCAACCAAAAACAGTAAGCAAGCCAGTCACTGGCGCATTGCTTCCAGCTACATTCGTCACCATTGGCGCATCAGCGCTGGCACAAGCAACCACGCCGGTCGGACGCTTAGGTATTCTGGCACATCGTGACTTTTACTCGCAGGACAACGTAACAGCATATGCATCAGGTGATACCGGTATTGCTTATCGTGTAGAACCAGAGCTTGAATTTCAAGTTGCAGTTGCTGCCGGTACTTACACCTTCGGTCAGGAATTGACTGTTGCCGCATCCGGTCGGTTAGCGGCTGCTGCAAGCACCAACGTAGTAGTGGCATTCTTTGACGACGCAAGCAAGGCTGGCGTAGCTCAATCAGCCGGTGCACTGTGTGACGTTGTTATTGCCAATTACTACACCAAGCCTTAATGGGAGTTAAATAGATGATCAAATACTCAAAAGAGCAGGCGGAATTTCTGCTTAACTCTCGCAAACAGTTTAACATGACGCAATCGGCGTTAGGCGTAAATCACCTGGTTGGTAACGCATCACCATTACCACGATACGTGTGGGAAATGATTGACCGTGAGTCAGTAATGATTCAGCGTGACAACTTGGCAGTCTATAACGATTTGGCAGGCTCAGTTTCGCAGGCTATCCCAATCGGTAAGTTGTTGCACATGTTCCCTAAAATCAGCGATTCAGGTTCTGCCAACGTATCACTGGATGGTCGCGGTAAGAACAAAGCTGATGCACCACTGATTGATTATGCTGGCACTCCACTGCCAATTATCGACGATGTTGTTCAGTATGGCTGGCGTCAGGTTGCAGCGGCTGAGTCAGAAGGTTACGGCAACTTTACGGATTCAGGTATCCAGAACTCACAGCGCAAAGTCGCCGAGAAGCTGGAAGACATCGTACTGAATGGTGATAGCTCAATCGTTGTTGGTGGTTCTACCCTGTATGGCCTACGCAACCATCCATCACGCAACACCGGCACTCATGGCTTGACTTTGAACTCATCAACAGGCGCGCAATGGTTGACAGCGTTGAAGGCTGGTTTAGCTAAGTTGCAAGGTGATAACTTCTTCACCAACACAGTAACTGTGTACCTGAATTGGCAGGATTGGTTCTACGCATCAACCACTGACTACACAGCAAACTATGCAAAATCAATTTTGCAGCGCTTGCAAGAAACTGTCGGAGTGACATTCGTACCGGCATCTAAAGTGCCAGCAAACGAAATGCTGTTTGTAGTTAAGCAGCGCACAGTAGTGACACTACTGAACGGTATGCCACTGTCTACACGCGCACAAGTTCGTCAGAATCCAGAAGATGATTACAAATTCATTACTATGGCTTCAAGCGCGTTGGAAATCAAAACAGACTACAATGGTAATTGTGGTATTGCTCATTTAACAACCGCATAACTGTTAATGTAAATTGGTGTTAAAATAGAGGGAGCTTAGGCTCCCTTTTTACTAAATAAGGAAACAACATGGCCGCTATTACCACACAATCAATCACGCAAGACGGCTCACTTGCCATCACGATGTCTACACTGACAGCGTCAGACACCATCACATATTCAGCGAATGAATATATTTTGTTTCATAACCCTACTGGCGGCTCGTTAACTGCCAATATAAAAGGCTCAAGTGCCACCACAAAACAGGTGGACGGTGTTGGCTCCGTGTCACTATCCGCTGGCGTTGATGTTGTTGTCGCAGCTGGTGCGCACAAGATTCTTAATGTGAACTCACGCAAAGAGTTTATGACAGGAACAACTGTAACCGTAACTGGTGCTGCTGGTTTAACGGCTGCTGTGTTGCAGGGTTAATTTATGATTATCGAAGTGACAGAAAAAGGCTCCGATTTACCAGTTGGTACGCGTATAACCGTTGATGAAGTACCAGTGTGGCTTGTTAATAAGTGCAAAGTTGTCGAGGAGTCGGCGCTCGAAGTGGCAACTCCAAAGCGACAATACACAAAACGAGAAAAGGCCGAATAGGGTCTTTTTTATGATGTTACATAAAGAAATAAACAGCAAGGAACACAAATGGCTGATATTATTTTCCCTCCTGTAAATGGCGGAGGAATTATTTACGTTAGATCTACAAATGAAATTCCATCAGTTCCAGACCCGTCAATAGTCCACTACATCTGGGACGGCGTTGACGCATCAAAGGCTGTTCGCTATGAGTTTAGCGATGGAAAGTTGCAGGGAGATGGTGTTTTAGAAACCACGCTGGCTAATTTGGGTAGTGCGCAGAGTGCGGGGGTTGGCGCAGAGCGAATCGTCACTGACGCAGACAACTCAGAAGTACCCGTCGCAACAGAAAGCGACGGTCAGCTGTGGCTTGAAAAAGTTGGCCTTATTGGTGGCAAACTTGTAAGTGCGCTTTCGTTGCCAATTTTTTCGAAAGTGACGCTTGGCCGCAAGCGCAAACCAGCTCGCGCTGTTTACGACATCGTTGTTACCTCAGGGTCTAACGTTGTCACATCGGTAAGCGCATATTTTCAGCAATCTGACGTTGGAGCGGTTTTCTCCATCACGGATGAAAACAATTATCAATATTCCATTTGTGGAACAATCGTTTCGGTTTCCAACTCAACAACCATTACTATCTCAGTGACACCAACGTTCAGCTCAATAGCGGGAACTAAGTACACATCATCTGCATCAATGGCATTTGGCGGCGATAACAGCGATATCATTGCAGCTATGATTTCATCGCTAACCTCAACTGGATCGTATAAAACGGCATACATTCCTTCTGGTCTTTTTATGACTACATCCGGCATTGTGTTACCTAACGGCACATGTATGGAGTCAGAAGGTGTCGATTATGGCCTTTCCACGTCGCACTCATTGCAAGGGTTCAGTCTTGCTGCGAATTTGGGTAATGGTGCATTTGCTACGATCGGAGATGATTCAACATCATTCCTGTCAGGAAAAAACAGACCCGTAGTTGCTAACATCGGTTTCGATGCTAACAATTTGGCGGGTGTCTCTGTTAAAGCTGTTGCAAGACGAACTAGACTAGACCAAATTTTAGCGTGGCG